GTCATCTCTATAGTTCGTAATGTACTATTATATATTATAACTTTTTGTTACAATTGTCAAGTATCAGGAAATTTGATTACTGTATCATCAATATTAGAGAAACTAATATTGTAGTCAGGGTCCCACATCTCCTCGGGTTGAGGGTCAGGTTCTGCATCATACATGGCACGAAGACCAGTGTAATGACGCCAGAGATCACCAAGTTGTCGAAGATCACGACGTTCTTCGATACCAGTGATCAATGCTACTCCTGATGCCTCAACAGCATTAGACAAATAATTTTTCATACTAGTTTGCAACATCTTTCACATAGCAATTTACACCCGCAGGATCCAACCATTTGGCATACTCAAAATCTTCTATAGCAAGAAGCATCTGATCACCATTATCAAAGAGATAGATGTCAGAATACTTCTTGGTATACTCGTTTGCTTTTTGCAAACGAAAATCTGGTTTGCCATTTAGTTGAATGTAACCTCTCTGCACATAACGATAGGGAAACCTTTCGTGAATTACAGTAGTCTTAGTCGTTGCGACAGACGTGGGGTCAAGATCATTCATGGATCACTTGCGAACATCCATATCATAGCATGGCATTAGGCCAGTGTCAACATGGCAGTTGGAATCTCGATCTCTGCTCTGATCATGATATTGAAGTTGATTGTGGTTCTCCACTTTGTGATCTTACCTTCATCATCCTGCTCAGGATCCCAGAACCCAACCTCATAAGCATGGGGTAGAGCAGAGTCCCAGAACAACAGGTCACCGACTTCAGTCTGCATACCAACCACACCACTGTTGTGGGGACCATAGTCCTTATAGTTAGGTTCAATCACTCGGAAAGCAGGACGAGGATCGTAGAATAATGTCGGTGAAGCTCCCTCAGGCATGTCAACATATAGACAACCCGATAGGAAAGAGTTGGAATGACTGTGAATTGGGTGTCGGTATCCAGGACCAGACTGATTGACCCACATCTCACTCAGGTAACAATCTTTGTATTCAACTTGATTCCAATCAAGAACTTTACGTGCAGACTCATCAATAAGAGCAACCAACCATGCTAGTTCTTCTTTATCATTACACTTGGTACTCTCACTGATTCTAAAGTTTGTCAGTTGAGAAGGACCATGGGCACAGTCTGCTTCACAAAACTGACGTATTTCTGATAGATTCTGTTCAATCTGTGGGAGTTGAAACTTAAAAACATTTGTGGGAAATAGAGTTGCTACTTCCTTCAATTCTTGTGTATCGTCTTCTGGTATATTCATAGTTATCATTTTGTGTAATGATGTCGGTAAGAGGACTTGAACCTCCACGTCATAAGACACTAGAACCTAAACCTAGCGCGTCTACCAATTCCGCCATACCGACATAAAGGGGGAGATAATACTCCCCCCGTGATCAAGTTTTTCCTAGAACTTGCAAACTAAACATAGGAAAGGTCAACATAAAGGTTAGTAGAAAGTATTTCATAATCTTCATCAGGGTCACCATAGAAATCAATGCCTCTGCGTTGATAAAATGCTAAGACTTTATTGTACAGAGAAGGATGTTCTACATCAAGTGTGACATCACCATAAGCAGTGGAACGAAGGATGTCCAAAAAAGGACTAAACGTTTGTTCAATAGTCATGGGTCTTACCTATTCGACTGGGTAACTTCCTCAAAAGAGGAACGGGCAAGGAGGGAGTCGAACCCCCGACCAACGCATTAGAAGTGCGATGCTCTGTCCACTGAGCTACTTGCCCATAACATCTTAGATGCTTGATAGCATCTCTTCCAGTTCTTTAATCTCTAGGTTTACAAGTTGTGCTTCTTCATAGGCACCATCTTCCACGAGCATGTGAAGTTCGTCGATCAAACATTCAATCATGGTTTGAATATCATCAAAGGAATGCATTGGATTTTTCATCGACTGACTCAGTAAGTATAGAGGAAAATCTATTGGGTGTCAATGGTCCAGGGAAAATAATCTTTCCTCATGTACCGACCCAGTATATTGCTGTTGTAGAAGAGGGGTGCGTTAGGTCCCACCTCTTCAGTAAGCACATTATTTAGAAATAATTGCTTGGTCTCTTCAAAATTACATTGACCTTTCGTAGTATGTAGTGAAAGTATTGTTCTTTTGAAGTTCAGTTTCCCGTACTTTTTTACATCATCCTTTAGTTCTGGACACGATCCGTAATACCGTTGCCAATCACTCTCCTGTTTTTGTTTTCTTTTCTTACCTGGTGGGGTTCGGAAGGACCAAAAATACTTTCTTCCAATGTAACGTCTACCGTTGAGGAGATTGGTAATTTCATAAACAAAACCAAAGTAGTCCCCAACATCGATGCTATCAAAAGTTTGTTCCAAATAGGTCCAGGGGTTTTCGTACATTCATCATATGGATTTCTCATAATATTTAGTTAGTACCACGGATCTGGTATTTCCATTTTATTGCTTGCATTCGGAATGCTTGTGCGAGACTTGATGGACCCCGTGAGAGGAGATTTCTCTCCTCCTGATTGGGTAAGTTTGTCTGTAGGAGATTTTCCCTCCAGCCAGGCAAAGATTTTTTCATCACAACTTGAAACCAGCAAACGTATCTTTCTGAACATCTTGTTTGATTCCTCCGATGACATACGACTCAATCTCAGTTTCCTGAGGAGCATTCTGCTGACCCTTAGAGTTCAACCAGTGCTCAGTCCATGGCAGTGGATTGTTATTAGCAGCAATATCATAGATTGGTTTCAATCCAATTGCTCTCAGACGACGGTTAGTGACCCACTCAACATACTGCTTGAGCAGTTTGTCATTCAGACCAATCATACTACCATCCATGAACAGATAGTCTGCCCACTCTTTCTCTTCTGTCACTGCTTTGTTGAACATCTCATAGACGTTCTCCTCTTCCTCTTTGGCAATCTCGATCATCTCAGGATCGTCACCAGATCTCCACTTATTAATAATATTCTGAGTCAAGACGAGGTGCTGTGACTCATCTCTAGCAATAAGGGAGATAATTTTTGCTGAACCTTCCATGAGTTTAAGTTCACCAAAAGCAAAGCTACAAGCAAAAGAAACATAGAACCTAATTCCTTCCAAGATATTGACATTCATTACTGCCTTATAGAGTTTTCTTTTGAGTTCCTTGAGTTCCAACTGAGCAGACTCACAATCTTCGATAGCATGTTCCCACTGGTTACCTGCACCCCATTCTTGTGCTGCCTGTAGAAACTCATCGTATGCTTTAGTAACAGACTCTGCACGTGCAATGATACGTTCGTCATCAAGGATGGCATCAAAAACTTCAGATGGGTCACTGTAGATGTTCTTAATGATGTAAGTATATGACCTGCTATGGATCTGTTCAAAGAACTCCCAGGTCAACATAGCACCCTCTAGTTCGGGTAGGCTGCAATAAGGGATAAAAGCAAGCCCAGGACCACGCCCTTGTACAGAATCCAGGAGGATCTGGTATTTAAGGTTAGAAGTGTAGATGTGCTTTTGTTGGGACTGTAGTGTCTGATAATCTGCTCGATCTTTCTGGAGACTGACTTCCTCAGGTCTCCAGAAGTATCCCAGTTGTTGTTGATTAAGTTTGTCAAAAACTGGATACTTATATTCATCATAACGTTGTATGCCTAGTGGTCTACCGAAAAACATGGGTTGCTTTTTAGTATCATGCTGTTGCTTATAAAAGACTGTCATACCAGTTGGTCTATAGGTTACAAGCTTCGCACTCTGATTCGTCTGCATCTTCTATTTCCGTGAGTAGTGTTTCTAATTGATCTTTGACTTGTGTTTGATCTTCAAAAGCTTCATCCTTTTTATTATCATATGTGTTCTGATAATATGATGTTTTCCAACCGTACTTATATGTTATTAGGAAATCATTTGCAATCACAGACACTGGCACTTCATTATCGGGATAGTTCTCTGGGTTGTAAGACCAATTACCAGAGATGGCTTGGTCAAAGAACTTTTGCATCACTGCAACAATTTTAATGTAACCCTCATTCGAGGGCATATCCCAGAGCAGAGTATAGTTTTTCCTGAGAGAATTGTACTGAGGTACTATTTGTGGGAGTGGTCCTTTTTTGGACTTCTTAATGGACAGGTATCCACGAGGAGGTTCGATTCCATTGGTTGCGTTTGACACAACGGAACTGCTCTCCGAAGGCATCTGTGCGGACAATGTGCTGTGTCGCAATCCGAACTCTTTGATAGATGCCCTAAGACCGTCCCAATCATAATTATACTCTGGTAAAACTAATTCGTCAACTTCGTTCTTATATGTATCGATAGGAAGAATTCCATCTGAATATTTGGTACGATCAAATGCTGTACAAGCACCCTTCTCTCTAGCAATCTCATTAGATGACTTGAGTAGATAGTATTGGAATGCTTCTGTTAAACGATGAGTCTCATAAAGAGATGCCTCATCACCATACTTCATACCAGCACGGGCAAGATAGTGGGCCAAACCAATGAACCCCACTCCAAGGGATCTACGTGCCTTTGTGGCTGCCTCAGCAGCCTTGATAGGATACCCCTGATAATCAATCAGTTCTTCCAGACTACGAACAGACAGGTCACATAGTTCCTCTAGTTCGTCAATATTACGAAGTTTGCCTACATTGATAGCAGAAAGAATGCACAAAGCAATCTCCCCTTCAGCATCATCAATGTGTGTCAAAGGTTTAGTCGGAAGTGTAATCTCCTGACACAGGTTTGACATGTAAACCTGATCCTTAAAGGATGAGTGGGTATTGCAGTGATCGATATTCATAAGATACAACCGACCAGTCTCTGCTCTCTCCTTCAGAATGGTTAGAATTAGTTCCTGTGCCCCGATAGTCTTTCTTGGAACAGACTGATCTGATTCATAGTCCACATAGCAAGCGTCAAATGCATCAGTACCAAAAGCATCATAGAGACCTGGTACGTCATGCGGTGAGAACAGGCTAATCTGTTCATTCTTAATGAAACGTTCGTAGAAAATCTTTGATAGTTGGATTGAGTAGTCAAGTTTCCTCACTCGATTGTCTTCTGTTCCTTTATTGTTCTTAAGAACAATAATGTCTTCTATTTCTGAGTGCCAGATTGGAAAGTGGACAGTAGCACTTCCACCACGAATCCCGTTTTGTGTACAACTTCTGACAGTTGCTTCAAACTTTTTGAGGAATGGGATAACCCCTGTATGAATAACTTCTCCCCCTCGGATTTTGCTGTTGATGCCACGGATTCTACCTGCATTGATGCCAATGCCCGCCCTTTGAGCAACATACCTAAAAATTGCAGCATCACTAGACTCGATACTAGGGAGGGTGTCATCAACATCAACCAGAACACAACTAGCAAATTGTCGAAGTGGTGTCCGCACTCCCCCCATGATAGGGGTTGGAATGTTGACTTTGTGTTTGCTGATTGCGTCGTAGTATCTTTTGACATAATCCAATCTGGTTTCTGGAGAATACTCTGCAAAAATAGTCGCAGAGATTAACATATACATGAACTGAGGTGTCTCATACACCTGCCCATTACTTCTATCTTGAACGAGATACTTATCAACTACTTGACGAAGACCAGCATAGGTAAACAAGTAGTCACGATCATGGTCAATCCATGAACCGATTTGTGCAATCTCTTCCTCAGTATACTTATCTAGGATAGCAGGATCGTAGACACGATTTTCGACACAGGTTTTGATGTGCTTCAGCAGATGTGGATGCTCATATCTCTTACCATAGACCTGCTTACGAAGACCGAATAGGAGTAGACGTGCTGCAACAAACTGATAGTTTGGTGTCTCCAGGGTGATTAGATTGGCAGCAGACTTTACAAGAATCTGTTGAATCTCATCTGTGGTAATACCATCATAGAACTGGATACCAGAGCTCATTTCAACTAGTGAGGCAGAAACTCCAGATAGATTCTTAGTTGCTTCCTCAACCATGATGTGCATCTTGTCAAGGTCAAGAGACTCGATGTGACCACTTCTCTTTTTAACTTTGGTGCCGTTACTCATACTTTTTTCCAATCGTTTAATTTAACTTGTGCCTGTAGACCAGCATGTATGTTGGAGTCTACTATATTTTGAACGTCATGTCCAGCAAGGACCATATCATTGATATCTTTTTCTTTGATATCCTTAGGCCAAATGACTACGGAGTTGCCATTACTGATTGTTCTACTGATTCGATCGATGATCTGTTGGTTCCTGGGTTCGTTATCATAGACCCAAACAGGATTGCGAATCCCGCAGTCACCGAGATGAACATCACTTCCACACATAGCACACGCATTGCGAATGAACGTGCTGTCGAACGGTCCTTCTGTAATAAAGACTGCATCTTCTGTTCTGATTGTATCCAGTCCATAAAGTTTAGGGTCCTCTTCATTAAGCATGATTGTAATATACCTAAGTGTTGCCTTAGGATCTAGGGATCGTCCTTGGAAACCCATCCATTCACCCTCCTCATCCAGAAGAGGAATAATAATCCTCGCATCGTCGTGATCCAGTGAATTGAATTTTGGGGTGACACTATTTACCCACCTTTTGAAATTATCTGTGTAGTAGAATTTACTCAAATCTGGAATCATTCTACTTTCAAGATATTTACGAGCAGGATGTTCAAAGTCTAGACGGTCAATCGTTGGTAACTCTTTACCAGGACTAACTTTGAACACAGGTTTTGCAAACACAGATTCTTCTAGTGTGACTTGACTCTTAGTGTAAGACTTTCTTCCAGAGAAAGACTCAAGATTGTATGGACCATGAAGGTCTGGGGCAATCTCCTTTAAAAAAGAAGACAAAGATCTCCCTATTCCACAGTTGTGACACCTATAGAAAAGTCGTTGTTGTTTACCAAAGAAGTAACCTCTTGCTTTATTCTTGTGCTTCTGTGAGTCTCCACAGTATGGGCACCTTAATTGATAGAGGTCTGTCTTCTTAGTTGTAAATTTTTCACACCGTGTTGATAGAAGTCGGACAAACTTCACGTCCACAGGATTCATAAGACAGAAGCAATTTTCCTTCATCCACCATAGCAGTTTTTGGTGCAGGTGTCAACTGGAATCCAAGGAGGGGAAGTATCTGAATAGCAACGATGACTGCACCAGCACTCCAGGTAACCATCCACAGCAACTTTTGATTCTCATCAACCTTATTTTCGATTGAAGTGAACTTCTCATTCACTCTCTCAATCATCTTATCAACATACTTCTGATGATCCTCAATCATTTTAATGATTGCTTGATTGGCTTTGTCACCTTCATCCAATCTATTCTCATGCCTCTCCAGGACAATGGCAATCTTGTTGCTATTGTCTGAAATGGTAGTGACTGCACGTTCTAACTTGTCAAGCATCTCTTTGGAGAGATCCTCGTAGATGTCAAGTTTAGATTCTAGAACTTGTAATTTGCTAAATCCGAATAGCATTAGTCGCATTTGTGTTGGTTGTCAGATCTCTCTGCCCTCAATCTTTTTTGTATAGTCTTCTTAATAAGTTCTTTCTGCTTATTAAGAAACTCTTTCGAGTTCATCGTCTCAACTTCTTCCTTCAGTTTGAGGTCTTGAGATATTGCTTGAGCATAGTTTGGCATCTTCACATCTTTTCTGCCACGAATTGCATCGTTGCGTTTGTCTGTATAATGTTTGATGATACCAGTTGGATATACTCTATCAATTTTTACATTCTTATCAAGATAAGGAGGTCTGATGTAACGTCTGAGAACCTTACGGATCTCTGCTTCACTTTGACCATAGACAATCACTTCTCCCAAATGAGGTAGTTCAACTTTAAATCCGAAGTTTGCTGCTTCGGACATGGGGAACTTTTTCTGAAGCATCTTCTTGATAGCAAGAAGTGCATCTTTTCTTTTTTTTCTACGGACTCCAGGTTCTGAATCAGGGGGTAATGAGACTTCACCACCTGTTCCAACACTGTTTGTCGGTGCGTCTTCATTAAACACCCTTAAGTTCCTCGTATACGGTTTTGTCAGTAGAAATATTTAGTAAATCAGACTCTCTCAGTCGTCCTATAAACAACATGAAAGTCTTAAGAACATCCCAGTGTTCTTCTTCAATTTTATAAAACAAGAGTGGTGTCGCAGCCTCATCAAACACGTTATATAATACCATTACGTGATTTAAAATGAGGTGTGTACGAAGAACACCACTCTTTTTGTATTTTCTCAGTAACCTTTTAAGATATTTGAATCTTTTCATATCATCCTCAAAGTCATCACACGTGACACTTTGAGGATTATTATAATTTTTAATTGCAAAGAAGAGGTAATTAGCCTCGTTCAACTCGTCGAATCGCATATCTCATGAGGCATCAAGTACCGAATGTGACCGTTGCTGCACCGTCAGAGATAATCTCTTCTGTACCACCTGCTGAGGTGATGACCACTCTGTATTTATAACCATCTAGACCAGCTGCTGCGAGAGCACTGTAAGCAAGAGTTGCTGTAGTGAAGTCTGCATAGGTGATACCAGTGTCAAGGGAAGCAGTAATGTCTTTCCAAGCACGAGTTGCGGTTGCAGTCTGTCTCTGCCACTTATATGCAAGTGCTCCAGGTGTGCCTGTGGTAGTAGTGGTAAGAGTAAACGTACCAGCACCAGAGGAACTAGTGGATGCTGCAGGTTGGACTGTGATGGTTACTGCAGATGCCACGTCGGCAACCAAAGTATCATCGGCATCGTCACCAGAGTCAGCAGCTGCTGCAGAGACAAATGCAATGCACTCTGACTTATGCTTAGTATCACCAGCAGCAGTTACATATGTTCTGTACTTCCACCAACCAGGTCCAGTGATGCCACGGGACTTGTTCTCATTTAGTGCTGCCTCAGTGAGGTCAACAAAGAGAAGTTCACCAGGGGCAGTGTCACCACCCTTGATAACATACTCAGCAACTGCCTTAGGAGCAGTTCTGCGTACAGCAGATGCTGCAGCAATGGTTGCTGTAGAACCTGCATATGTTGTGTGGAGTTCGATTGCCGTAGCACTGGTCACCTCCTTCACAATGTAAGCAACACCTGACAGTTCCAGGATGTCACCTACGTTGACCAGATTATCTGTTGCGTCAGTAAAGTCACCTGCTGTACCCACGGTAGCATCACCGTTGGTCACAGTCACATCGGTTCCCATTACTTTTGCGTCTAGTTTTCCGAAGACTGCCATTGTACTCCTAATTGATTGTAATCGTTTCTAAAAGATATTTATAAAGGGGGGAAGTTTCCCCCCCTCTTGTTCAATCCCTTGCCTTGATTGCTGCTTCGACTTGTGCGAAGAGTTGATCATCAGCTTTGGTCTTTGTCAGTTTAACTGCCTTACCAATAATCAAAAGACAGATGTCGATGAGTTTCTCACCGAGTTCTGCATCATCAGGGATCTTAGCAACAGCTGCGTTAACAATTTTTGCTGCTAGTGGTAGTAAAAATGAAGTCATTATAATTCCTCAAGGGGGTTTAATACTATATATCAATCAAATCGTGAATTGTATGGATCTTTCTTAGGTGCTCTCTTACGAGCAAGGTCTCCCTTGATCTTATCTACAGGAGTTTGTCCCTGATAACCCTTAGCACCCTTTTCTTTCTTCTTACCTTGTGGTTCAATTGCCTTTCGTCTAGATGACATCAGACCCTGACCAGCAAGACTCTTACGAACCTTTGACATAGCAGATCCAGGTTTGATAGTACCACCTTTTTCAGATGGGTTACCAGTCTGAGGATCCTTACCAGTCTCCTTAGCATAACGTGTACGCTCATCCAGTTCAAGTTCTTCTTTTGTTAGACCCAACTTGCGTTTGATCTTACCAAAAACACCATCTTTTTTAGGAGGTGACATTTTTGCACCTGCCTTGGCAAGACGTTCACGAGCAGTGCTACCACTTGCACTGTACGAGGACTTTGGTCTTGATGCCTTCTGACGTTTGGAATAGTCCATGTAGGACTCACCCTTCTTCAGTTTCTTAGGATCTTCTTTAGGTTTGGATGCTGCAGCAGAATCCTCACGGGCACGAGCATTAGCACCAGGTCCACCCAGTTTCTTATCCTTCTCAGGATCTGGATGCCAGTGGTCACCACGCTCAAGAATGGTCTCTTCTGTGTACTCAGAACGATACTTACCACCAGTTTTCTTGTGAGTATCAGCAAGTTCTGCTGCTCTCGAATCAGCATACTTCCTGCTCTTCACAGGTTTGCCGATCTTCTTCTCCTTCTTGCCATCGGGAGAACCCATAACTTGATAGGGCATCTCAGAGATCACATCAGGGTGTGGTGCATACAGAGGACCTTCATAGTTCCCTGCAAACTCTACACCTTCATTCTTAGCACCAGACTTATGACGGACAGTTCCTTTCTCGTCAGTGTATGTTTCTTTCTCCTTTCTAGGAGATACATAACCAACACCAGGGACTACACCAGTTTTACCTGCTGCTCTTGCTGCGTTTCTGTCTGCTGCTCTTTGTGCTGCTCTCTTACGATTTCTATCATAAGAGGACATTGCTTCATCACAAAATTGTTCCTTTTTTAGGCCAGTCTTCTCCTTTCTCTTGGCAGCTGCCTTAGC